TTGACGCCGCGCCCCCAAGCGCGAAGAAGGGCTGGGAGCAGCAGGTAGGGTTGATGTTGAAGTGCCTGTCTGGCGAGGACGCGGGCCTTGAGTGCCGCTACACCACGACGTCAGTGGGCGGCAAGCGCGCCGTGCAGACGCTTGCCGTGGCGATCGCGGCGCAGGTGGAGAAGGATCCCGAGCGCCCCGTGCCGATCGTGACGCTGGGCAAGGATCACTATCAGCATAAGTCGTACGGTCGCATCTACACGCCGGTCTTTGAGATCGTCGAGTGGGTGTCGATGGACGGCGAAGAGCCTGTCGCGGAAGCTGCAACCGACGAACAGCCCCGCCGTCGTCGTCGCGCAGCAGCGTAATGGTGACGCCCAGCCGGCGGTGGCGTCTAACACCGGCAGCAGGCGCGGTGCCACTGTCTGTCTCCTTCGCACCGTGAGCCTGCTGACAGCCCGGAAAGACGGGCATCCAATACACTAGGGTGAAGTATGAAAATTCTTGTTGCGTGTGAGTACAGCGGCGTCGTGCGCGACGCATTTCTTCGCGCCGGTCATTACGCGCTGTCGTGCGACCTACTACCCTGCGAATCGACCGCCTCTGGCGACCATTACCAAGGCGACGTGCGTGACGTGCTTGACCACGGTTGGGATCTGATGATCGCGCATCCGCCATGCACTTATTTGTCGGTGAGTGGGATGCACTGGACGAAGCGCGGTTTGCGCGACCCGAAGCTGACCGAGGACGCGCTTGCATTTGTGCGTGCGCTGATGGACGCGCCGATTGAGAGCATCGCCATCGAGAACCCGGTAAGCGTCATCAGCAGCCGCATCCGCAAGCCTGATCAAATCGTGCAGCCATGGCAGTTCGGCCATGACGCCAGCAAGAAGACGTGTCTGTGGCTGAAGAACCTGCCACTGCTGCACGCCACCAAGATTGTCGAGCCGCGCATCATTAACGGGCGCAAGCGCTGGGGCAATCAGACCGACAGCGGCCAGAACCGTCTGGCCCCAAGCGCTGACCGCTGGAAGATTCGCAGCGCCACTTATCAGGGCATCGCTGACGCGATGGCGGCGCAATGGGCATAGTCTGGATCGACTTCGAAACCCGCAGCGAGTGTGACCTGCCCGCTCGCGGCCCGTACAACTACTCTCGCCACCCGTCGACGCAGGTGCTCTGCATGGCCTACGCGATCGACGATGGCGAGGTCGAACTCTGGACGCCCGATCAGCCGTTTCCTCGTGAGATTCTGTCGCACCAGATCCGCGCGCACAATGCGGCGTTCGAGCGTCTGATTCTCTGGTACGTCCTCTGCCCCGATCTTGACCTGCCAGAGCCTGCGCTGGAGCAGTTCTACTGCACCGCGGCGCAAGCGCGGTCGAACTGCGCGCCTGGTAGCCTTGAGGACGTCGGGCGGTTCGCGGGCGCCAGCATGAAGAAAGACCACAAGGGCGCTGCGCTCGTGCGCAAGTGCTGCTTGCCACCGTTTAAGCACACCGCCGACGACTTGGCCGCGCTCTTCGAGTATTGCAAGCAGGACGTCCGCGCCATGCGCGCGATCAGTAAGAGCTTGCGCGACCTGTCGCCTGAAGAGCTGGCCGACTACCACGTCAACGAGCGCATCAACGACCGGGGCGTCAAGGTCGATGTTGACCTGTGCCTTGCCGCCATGCGCTACAGCGAGGCTGAGCGGGTCGAGATCGAGGCGCGCGTAGTGGAACTGACCGAGGGCGCGGTGACGTCCGTGCGGTCACCTAAGATGCGCCAGTGGGTGCTGGAGCGGCTGGGGCCGGAGGCCCGCAAGCTCGCGCGCTCGAAAGACAAAGACTCGATTGACAAGACCGTGCGAGCGAACCTGCTTGCGATGGAGAATCCCGATGAGGTACCGCCCGCTGTTGCCGAGGTCATCCAATGCGCAGATGACCTCTGGGCGTCGAGCACTGCGAAGTTTGGCCGCCTCGCGTCGCTGGCTGATGATGAAGATCAGCGCGTACGAGGCGCATTTGTTTTTGCTGGAGGCGCAGCGACAGGCCGCGCTGCGAGCTATGGCGCTCAGGTCCACAACTTCCCTCGGAAGAGTGCCAAAGAGCCCGTTGAACTTCGACACGCCCTCGTTCGAGGCCACGCTGTCGTGCCTCGGTTCGGAAAGCGGGTCACTGACGCCCTGAAGTCGATGCTGCGCCCGGCACTCGTCGCCGATCATTCGTTTGTCGTCGCTGACTGGTCGGCCATCGAGGGCCGGGTCAATCCGTGGCTGTGCGGCGCGGAAGCAAAGCTCGACATCTTCCGTCAGCGCCTTGACCCCTACAAAGTCAACGCGGCGGCCACCTATGGCGTGCGGTATGAGGACGTCACCGACGAGCAGAGACAGGTCGGCAAGGTGCAGGAGTTGGCGCTCGGGTTCGGCGGTAGCACCGGCGCGTTCGCTGCGATGGGCCGGGGCTATGGCGTGCGGTTCGAGGAGGCGCAAGCGCGTCGAATCGTGGACGCCTGGCGCCGTGCGAACCCATGGGCCGTGATGTTCTGGCAAGACCTTGAGCGCGCGTACATGAGCGCGATGCGTCATCCGGGCCATGAGTTCACTGCGGGCCGTATAACGTATGTCTACGACAAGCAGCACCTCTGGTACATGCTGCCCAGCGGGCGCGTGCTCTGCTATCCGTTTGCCAAGTTCGAGGGCGAGCATCTGACCTATGCGAAGGCGTCATGGAAGCCTGCGGCTGACGCGACCGAGTGGCCGCGAGCGCGCTTATGGGGCGGGCTCGCCTGCGAGAATGTGACGCAGGCAAGTGCTCACTGTCTATTGCGGTACGCGCTGCGTGAGGCCGATAAGGCGGGCCTGAAGGCCGTGACGACAGTGCATGACGAGATCGTGATCGAGACGGCTGAGCCTGAACGGGTGCGGGCCGAGCTTGAGCGTATCATGGTGACCCCGCCCGATTGGGCGGTGGGGTTGCCGCTCGCCGTTGAGGCCAAGATCATGGCCCGATACGGCAAATAAAAACGCCCGCTGGCAGGCGGGCGTGAACTACGGGAGAAGCTATGAATTTCGAGCAGTATATCATCGACCTCGCACCAGAGGGCGAGACAGCGCTTTTCGTGCGTCAGAAGCCACGCCGTGACGCGAACGGCGAATTGCAGTACCACGCTGATGGCGCGCTGAAGGCGTCATGGCCGGCCATGCTGCCGGACCTGTCGCGGGTGCGTGAGGGCGCCTGGTACGGCAATACCGGCAGCTTTGTCATCGATCGGTTCGAGCAGGGTCGCCCGTCTGCGAGCGCGGCCAATGTCGACTATGTGCTGGTGATGGTGCTGGATGACGTCGGCGAGCCCAGCAAGGCGCCGCGCACCTCGCCCGTGCCGCCGACCTGGATCATGGAGACGTCGCCCGGATCGTATCAGTGGGGCTATGCCTTCGATCCCGAGGATCAGCCCACCAAAGCGGCGTACAGCGCCGCTATCCGCGCGATTGCGGAAGCAGGCTACTCGGACCCTGGCGCGATCAATCCGGTTCGCAACTTCCGCCTACCGGGTAGCGTCAATCTGAAGCCTGACAAGGGCGGCTTTCAAGCGCGCCTCGTCGAGTTTCACCCCGAGCGCGTCTACCGCCTGCCGGACCTCTGCGCCGCGCTGGGTGTCGACCCCGGCCCGGACGACAGCGCGGGCGTGCGGCCCGTGCGCTTGTCGGACGACGGGGCTGATGACGTGTTGGCGTGGCTGTCGGCGCAGGGGCTCGTGCTGTCGCGCCCGAACCCGGAGGGCTGGGCTGGGGTCGTCTGCCCGAACAGCGCCGACCACAGCGACGGGAACCCCGAGGGCCGTTATCTGGGCCTGACGCGCGCGTATTGCTGCTACCACGGCCATTGTGGCGACTGGGACAGCGCCCGGTTCCTCGCGTGGGTTGCCGAGCAGGGCGGACCGAAGCACACGCCTGGCCTACGCGACGAGCTTCTGACGCAGCGCATGTCCGAGGTCATGTCGCGCCTGACGCCGACCGAGGATTATCCCGACGCTGCGGCTGCGGTCGTGGCCGAGGTCGAGCGCCGTGAGGCCGGTCGAGCCGAGCGGGCGGAATGGTTTGAACGGTTCGCGTACCTGCACGCGGACGATGGATATTTCGATCTGGTTGACCGTCGGCAGTACTCGCGCGGTAATTTCAACGCGATCTACCGTCACGTCACATGCTGGTCGGTCCACGCGACAGGCGCGAAAAAGCGTCGGGTCGAGGCGTCGATCAGTTATGACGAAAACCGGCAGGCGATGGGGGCTAAGGTGTTGCAGGGAGTCACCTATGCGCCTGGCGAGTCGGTGCTGGTCGCGCGCGCTGGGGACGTCTACGCGAATCTCTGGCGCAATGCGCGACCGACGTCAGGCGGGGGCGATCCGACCCGATGGCTGGATTTGGTGGAGCGCCTGTTACCGGATGCGAACGAGCGCGAGCATTTGCTCGACTGGATGGCCTACAAGGTCCAGCACCCCGAGCAAAAGATCAATCACGGGATTCTATTGGGCGGGTCGCATGGCATCGGGAAGGACACGATTTTCGAGCCGTTCTTGTACGCGGTCGGCGGGCTATCGAAGGAAAATATCGCGCTGGTCAAGAATGAGGAATTGAATAGCCAATGGGGCTACTCGCTGATGTCCGAGGTGCTGGTCATCAACGAGTTGCGGCAGGCGGAGGCGCACGATCGGCGCGCGCTTGAAAACCGACTGAAACCCTTGCTGGCGGCGCCACCGGAATTGATCCCGGTCAATCGGAAGGGTTTGCACCCGTTCGACGCGCTCAATCGCCTGTCCGTGGTCGCATTCTCAAATGAGCGCATGGCGATAACGCTGCCGTCGGACGATCGGCGATGGTACGTGCTTTGGTCGGACGCGCGACCGCTGACGATCGAGGAAGGGCAATCGTTTTGGGACTGGTTACGGGACGGCGGGCGCGCTGCGGTCGCGGGCTATCTGCGCGCGCGGGACGTGTCGTCGTTCGCGCCTGGTGGCGCGCCCCCGATGACCGAGGCGAAGGCGATCATGCTGGCTGCGGGCCTTTCGGCGGTCGAGTCGGCACTGGTCGAAATGATGCGCCAGCGTCGCGGCGAATTCGCACTAGGCGCCGCGCAGGGGCCATGGCAAGCGCTTGTCGACCGATTGCAGGCCTCGATGCCCGCGGGGACCAAGTGCAGCGTATACGCGCTGTTTCACGCGCTGCGCGAGGCGGGCTGGATCGATCTTGGGCGGGTCAAAACGGTCGACAACGGAAACAAGGTTCACGTCTACGCTGCGCCCGACGTGCTCGATAAGGTTCGAGGGAACAAGTCTGAGATCAGGCGCATGTTAGACGCGAGCGGCGGCGGGACTATGTTGCGAGCGGTCAAATGAAAAAGGGCGCCGTGAGGCGCCCTAGTTGTTTGTGGGGAGGGTTAGAGTCGCAAGGCGACCGCCAACACGGCGACAAGTAGACCGACTAAAATCGCTGCGATCATCGACGTTTTTTGTCAAGGTAAGCGTTGATCAGATTGCCAATGAGAATTTCGGCATTCATTGGCAAATCGAGCGGAAAATCAGGCGACGCCGGAATCGGCGGGAGCGTGGCGGCGTAGGCTTGGACCCGTTTCTGCGCGTCCCAGTCGGACCACCAATCAGGCCCGCCTCGGCCATCGTTTTCGACGGTCGCTGCCCGCATGCCGTCAATGTAAACAGTGGCGGAAAAGTAGAAGGTTTCCCGGCTGGCGCGGGTGTTGGTCTTGATGTTTTTGAGTTCGATTTTCATGGCTATGCATTCTGAAGGTTTGCGCGTTCCGCCTCAGCATATCGCTTGAGGATAGTCCGCAGGGTTTGATAGTCGTCGCCTGCCAGATGATGGGCAGCAAACCCACCATCGGTTTGCCCTAGTTCATCTTGGATCACCGCCACGGCGGCATCGATTGCGTCATCAATGTAGTCGTTCATGCTGACAATCCCAAAAAGAGTACAAGGCCGAGCGCGATGCCGGCGGCGAGGAAAATGGTCCATTCGATGAGATTTGATGGCATGGTTAGAATCCCCCACGGGCTGAGCAATACGGGTCCGAGGCGGGTTCATCTTGATCTGTCCACCACGGGTCCGGGTCCACGCCGCATTCAAGGCGAACATACAGGGACAGGCTACCGTCGGCCCCCCTACGGGTCCAATAGTCGATAATCTCGCCAGCCGCTTGAGCGGCGCGAACGAAGGCGATTGCGTCGTGTAGTGTCATGATGCGCGCTCCTCAATGAAACCAGCGGCCAGCGATCGAGCGCCCGAGTTCCCTGCGCGCCATGCGCCGGATATCGTCGCCTGTCTTGGCGCCGCACTTTTCGCGGAAATAACCCCACAAGGTCGAGGCGAGCGTGGCGCATGCGGCGGCACGGTACTCAACCGGGTAGTAAGACCCTGTGCAATAGTCGACGCGCGCGACATTACCAGCCGGCACGAAATCGATTCGATGGTGCTTGGCGCGCACGATATCGTCGGCGCCGATACTGTCGCGCCAGCCGATCGCTTTCAGCATCGCGCGGGCGTCATGCAAGTGCCGCAAGGCGCGGCGAGAGTCTGCGCGGTATGCCTCGGGCGCGCCTTGATAATTGGCCGGGTCGAACCCGGGACGTGATTCGATGAAGGCGTGCAAGGCTTGGATAATTTGCGAGCGTGTCATGTTGATCTCCAAAGGTTGGCGGTTAGGCGAGTTCAGTCTGGACATGCAAATACTGAGAATGCGTGTCATCGTCCCAGCGATCGATGAAGCAACATGTCGCGCCAGAGCGCGAATCATATCGGCCGCCACCGACTGAGCGGAAGCCGAGCCCCGAATCACGGTTAACGCGGATCAGCGCGCCGCGCTCGGACGTGGCGCGCACCTTGTGGCGCGTCACCCATGAATAGTTCGCCTCGCCGCCGAAGGTATCGGTGATTTCAATGAAAAAGTAGGCCATGTCAGTGTCTCCAAGGTTGAGAGCGCGCCCGTAGGCGCGCGGGTTGATGATTAGACAATCCAGTCAGGCGAGCGGGTCAGCCCGTGCGCAGCTGCGATCGCGGCAATCTCGCGTTGCTGCGCAGCTCGCATGGCAGAACGATGAAGGGCGGACAGCACGCGCGCGGCATAGTCGGCGCCGAGCGCGGGCAGGCGCGAGAGCGTGGTGTTGACGGTGGTGGTTTGGTGTTTGGTCATGGTGTCGGCTCCTAGGTTGAAAGCGCGCCCGTAGGCGCGCGGGTAATAGTCAAAGATATGTCTCAATCCAAGCGTCGTCACCTAGCAAACCTTCCGCTATGGCATTGCCAAACGCATTGGATTCGGCATTCTCACGAGCTTGCGACTCTGTTGCCCCCGCAGCAATAGCGTCGGCAATTGACGCGCCGGTAATGTATAGCGTGGCAATGCGCCCGACGCTGTCTTGCATGGTCATCGCGTAGTCTTCAATCATCGTCCGCTCCTAGGTTGTTAATCGGTACTGCGCACACATTGTGCAACATGTTGCGTTGCGTTGTCAAGCGGCTTGCATGACCCATCGCGCGATGGGTCGCGCTGGGTCTATTAGGGGTCATGGCGTCCGCGCCGATTTTCATAGGGCAATGGGTCAAATGGGTTATTGGTTTATAACTTTTAATCAAAAGATGATTTTGTTTTATAGGTGAAACGGTAATGGCTAGACCGCTGGGCGCACGCCCGCAAACGCTGGCGCCAAAAAAAATGTCATGACCCATTGACCCATATGACCCATCGGCACGCGCTTTTGCCCTTTTTGACATGGTTTGCGACTCAAAGGGTCATGACCCATTTGACCCATTGTTGATCTGACCGTGAAGGGTCATGACCCATTTGACCCATCAAACACGATGACCGACACCCTGCACCCATGACCCATTTGACCCATTGACCATGCGCCCAGGGCAGCGTGATGTTATAACGTAACATCCGTGTGACGTGATAACGTAACGCTGGCAGCTCGGGGCCGCGTGGCGGAGAGCCCCCGGTGAGGGCCGGCGACCGGGCCGGTCAAAAACGGAGGGGTCGCACAAATTTTTTTGCAAAATGCTATAATTATTTGCAACACTATTTGCAGCACATTATCTGTCCATGACCTTCCAATCCTTGCCGCTCACCGCGCGCAAACTAGAGGCGACCGAGGCGCGCTTGCAGCGCATCTACGAGGCTGCCAAGTTGGGTCTAAAAGGTGACTCGCTGGCGTTGAAGGCTGGCATGCTGCCGACCGAGTATCGGCGTCTGTGCGAGATGGACCCAATTGCCGAAATGGCAGAACAAAAGGGACGCGCTGACGCAGAAGGGGCGCTTGCGGCTGTAATGATGGACGCCGCGCTTTCCGGCGACACCAAAGCGGCGCTAGAGATCCTGCGCCATCGGCACGATTGGGTAGCTAAGCAGCAAGTGCAGATCGACGTAGCGCAGCAGATCAGCGTAATATCGGCGCTTGAGAAAGCAGAGCAGCGCGTCATTGACGTGCAGGTAACAGAGCGACTGGAGCCAACACTTGCAGCAGCCAATTTACAACGCCTCTGATGAAATGCTCTTGATGACGCGGCTCTGGCAGCCGCGCATCAAAGACGACCCGGAAGCGTTTGTAAACTTTGCGTTCCCGTGGGGGCAACAGGGCACGCCACTAGCCAACTATAAAGGCCCGCGCAAGTGGCAGCGTCAAGTGCTGCGGAAGATTACGCAACACATCAAAGACAACGGCGGCAAAGTTGACTACAACGTCTTCCGGCTAGCGGTTGCATCAGGCCGAGGGATCGGTAAGTCCGCGCTAGTCAGTTGGCTTGTGCTGTGGATGCTCTCGACGCGCATAGGATCCACGACGATCGTGTCGGCTAACAGTGAGGCGCAGCTCCGCAGTATCACCTGGTCAGAGATCACCAAGTGGCTGGCGATGATGATCAACAGCCATTGGTTTGAGATCAGCGCAACCAAGGTCGCGCCGGCTAAATGGCTGGCGGAGATCGTCGAGCGGGACTTGAAGAAAGGCACGCGCTTCTGGTCCATCGAGGGGCGTCTATGGTCGGAAGAAAACCCGGACGCTTACGCCGGTCTGCACAACCTGGACGGCGTGTGTCTGATCTTCGATGAGGCGTCTGGTATCCCAGACTCGATCTGGCAGGTGGCCGCTGGTTTCTTCACAGAAAACACGCCGCACAGGTTTTGGTTTGCTTTTTCCAATCCGCGCCGCAATCAAGGCTACTTCTTCGAGTGCTTCAACTCTAAGCGCGACTTCTGGTCGACAGAGAACATCGACGCCCGTGATGTCGAAGACACCGACAAACAGGTCTACGAGCAGATCATTGCGGAGTACGGCGAGGATTCGATACAGGCCAAGGTCGAGGTGTACGGCGAATTCCCCAGCGCGGGCGACGACCAGTTCATCGGACCCGCGCTGGTCGATCAGGCGTTTGGCCGACCCAAGCACAAAGACGAGACAGCGCCAATTGTGATCGGCATCGACCCAGCTAGGTCGGGCGGTGACTCAACGGTCATCGCGGTGCGCCAAGGGCGTGACATCATCGCAATCAAGCGGTACCGGGGTGATGATACGATGACGACCGTGGGGCACGTCATTGACGCGATCGAGGAATACAAACCGACGCTGACGGTGATTGACGAGGGTGGGCTGGGGTACGGCATACTTGACCGGCTGGTTGAACAGCGGTATAAGGTGCGTGGGGTTAACTTTGGCTGGAAAGCCAAGAACCAAGTGATGTGGGGTAACAAGCGCGCTGAGCTGTGGGGTGCGCTGCGGGACTGGTTAAGAACTGCGTCGATTGCGCCAGACAGGCAACTGAAGGCGGATCTGACCGGGCCAAAGACCAAACCCGACTCAAGCGGTACGATCTTCTTGGAGAGCAAGAAGGATATGAAAGCCAGGGGTCTAGCTTCTCCTGACGCCGCCGATGCGATCGCGGTGACGTTTGCATTTCCAGTCGCCTCCCGCGAGCCCCGCGCAGCCATGCCCCGTCGCCACTACAGCGACCGCACCGCAGGCGCAACCGGCTGGATGGGCGCATGACCAAGAAGTCTGTCAGCCTGTCAGTGGGACGCGGCGAGAAGCTGCCAACCAAACAAGGCGCTGGGCTGACGGCCAAGGGGCGTGAAAAATACAACCGAGCCACAGGGAGCAACCTCAAAGCGCCTGCGCCTAGCCCCAAGACAGAAGCAGACAAGGGGCGCAAGGCTAGCTTCTGCGCACGCATGGGCGGGGTAGCTGCCAAGGCCAAAGATGGCGAACGCGCCAAAGCGGCGCTCAAACGATGGAAGTGCTGATATGAAACCAGGTCTTTACAGTAACATCAACGCCAAACGCGAGCGCATCAAAGCCGGATCGGGCGAAAAGATGCGCAAACCTGGCGCACCGGGCGCACCCACCGCCAAGGCGTTCAAAGAGAGCGCCAAAACGGCCAAGAAGAGGTAACCATGCCACTCGTCAAGTCGCCCAGCAAAGCCGCCTTCCGCAAGAACGTAGCGGCTGAAGTCAAGGCCGGTAAGCCCGTAAAACAGGCTTTGGCGGTTGCGTACTCCACCAAACGGCAAGCCGCCAAGAAGAAATAATGGCCTACGACCCGACAGGCATCATTGGCGCGGCAGAAGTCTCGGATGTAGGCGGCGCGCCGGACAAGGACACTGCGCATAAGCTGTCGCAGATGCGCAGTCGCTTCAAGATGGCGGTGGCCGCGTACAGCGACACGCGAGAAGATCAGTTGGACGACCTGCGGTTTATGGCAGGCTCGTCCGACAACCACTATCAGTGGCCGGCGGATGTGCTGTCAGTACGAGGGTCGGTGCAAGGCCAGACCATCAACGCGCGCCCGTGCCTGACGATCAACAAGCTGCCGCAGCACGTGCGGCAGGTGACCAACGAGCAGCGGCAGAACAGGCCGTCGCCCAACGTCATCCCGGTCGACGACGACGCGGACATCGAAGTTGCGGAGATCTTTGACGGCATGATCCGTCATATCGAGTACATGTCGGACGCGGACGTGGCGTACGACACCGCCTGCGACAACCAGGTGACGTACGGCGAAGGCTACATTCGGATTCTGACCGAGTATTGCGACGAGACGAGTTTTGATCAGGACATCAAGATCGGTCGGATTCGCAACAGCTTTTCGGTCTACATGGACCCGACGATCCAAGACCCGTGCGGTGCGGATGCCGAGTGGTGCTTTATTACCGAAGACATTCTGAAAGCTGATTACGAGCGGTTGTACCCTAACGCCATGCCGGTCAGCTCGATCATGGTGCAAGGCGTGGGCGACCAGGCGCTGTCGCAATGGCTGTCTGAAACGACAGTGCGGATTGCAGAGTATTTCTACTGCGATTACAAGGCAGAAACGCTCAATTTGTACCCTGACGGCACGACGACCTACCAAGGCACGCCACAGGACAAGATGCTGCGTCAAATGGGCCTAAAACCGACCCGTCAGCGCAAATTGCAGGCTAAACGCATCAAATGGTGCAAAACCAACGGCTACGAGATTATCGAAGAACGCGAGTGGGCGGGTGCGTACATCCCCGTCATCCGCGTGATCGGTAACGAGTGGTCGATTGAAGGCCAACTTGAGATTTCTGGGCTGGTCAGGAACGCCAAAGACGCCCAGCGGATGTACAACTACTGGGTAAGCCAGGAAGCTGAGATGCTGGCGCTTGCGCCCAAAGCACCGTTTATCGGCTACGGCGGTCAGTTTGAGGGTTACGAAGAGAAGTGGAAGACTGCCAACACGCAGAACTACCCCTATCTTGAGGTCAACCCTGATGTGACCGACGGCGCGGGCAATATTTTGCCGTTACCGCAGCGGGCACAGCCCCCAATGGCCCAAACTGGCCTAATTCAGGCCAAAATGGGGGCTTCTGAGGACATTAAAGCGGCTACAGGGCAGTACAACGCCAGCCTCGGAATGACGTCAAATGAGCGGTCTGGAAGGGCTATTTTGGCCCGTCAGCGCGAGGG